ATCATACAGGGACCGTCGTTTACTGGAATTGCGGCATGACAAAAAAGAAAGGCGGACAATGCGCAACCAAGGCCATCCCCGAGCAAAAGCTCAAGGCGTTCTGCGCGGATGCGATGGGGCTTCCCGCCTTTGACGAGACAGTCTTTACAGAGCGAATCGAGCGCATCACCATCAGCGGACAGCGTCATGTTGAGATCGCCTTCCGTGACGGTACGAAAAAGGAATTTGACTGGGAGTCCACCGGCCGCCAGGAGTGCTGGACGCCGGAAGCCCGGGAACGTAAACGACAAATGATGCTTGAAAGGTGGGCAAAACAAAAATGCCAAAGGTAACGAAAATCCCCGCTACACTGGCTCGCTATACCGCGATGCCCATATCGGCTCCCCGCAAACGGCGCGTCGCCGCTTACGCCCGGGTCTCCACCGACCACGAGGAACAGCTGACCAGCTATGAGGCGCAGGTGGACTACTACACAAACTTCATCAAAGGCCACGCCGATTGGGAGTTCTGTGGAGTATACACCGACGAAGGCATCACCGGCACAAGCATCAAGCACCGCGAGGGTTTCAAGCAAATGGTGCAGGACGCGCTGGACGGAAAGATTGATCTGATCGTCACCAAGTCGGTCAGCCGCTTTGCCCGCAACACCGTGGACAGCCTGACGACCATCCGCAACCTGAAGGAGAAAGGCGTGGAATGCTTCTTCGAAAAGGAAAACATCTGGACCTTTGACGGGAAGGGCGAATTGCTCATTACCATCATGTCCAGCCTTGCGCAGGAAGAATCCCGCAGCATTTCTGAAAACTGCACCTGGGGCCAGCGCAAGCGCATGGCGGATGGTAAGGTTTCGGTGCCGTTCGACCATTTCCTTGGCTACGACCGGGGCGAACACGGAGAGATGGTCATCAACGAGGAGCAGGCAAAAACCGTGCGCCTGATCTATGACCTTTTCCTTCAGGGACTCACACCGCACGCGATCGCTAAGCGCCTGACGGGAATGGGTATTCTTACGCCGCGCAAGAAGGAAGTTTGGAACCAGGGCACGGTTCGCAGTATCCTGACCAATGAAAAGTACAAGGGCGACGCTCTCATGCAAAAATGCTATACCGTGGATTTCCTCACGAAAAAGCAGGTGGTCAATCGCGGCGTGCTCCCGCAGTACTATGTGGAAGATGACCACGAAGCCATCATTGACCCGGAAACCTTTGAACTGGTACAGCAGGAAATGATCCGAAGGAGGAAAACGGGCAGCCGATACAGCGGTGTCGATATTTTCGCTTCCCGGCTTGTATGTGGCGAATGCGGTTCGTACTACGGCGCAAAAGTCTGGCACTCCAACAGCAAGTACAGAAGAGTGATTTATCAGTGCAACCACAAATACCACGAGGGAAACAGCTGCAATACGCCGCACCTGACCGAGGATGAGATCAAGCAAGGGTTTGTCGTGGCGCTCAACAGGCTGCTGGAAGGCAAAGCAACGGTCATCAGCAACCTGGAATCCTTGAGTTCGGTGCTCCTTGACACATCGGAGATGGAGACCACCGCCGTGAAGTTGAAAGCGGAAATGGAGCTTGTACAGGAAATGATCCAGAAAGCCATTGCGGAAAATGCTCGCATAGCGCTGGACCAGAAGGAGTACAAAGCCCGTTTTGATGAGCTGAGCCAACGGTTCGACGCGCTCGAAAAACAGCACAACGAGTTGGAGTGCCAAATCGCCGACAGGGTTTCACGCCGGGCCGCCATGTACCAGTTCATCGGGGTCTTGAAAAAGCAGAAAGACCTGATCACGGAGTTTGACCCTTCCCTGTGGGGAGCTCTGCTCGACCACGCCACTATATATGGAAAGGATGACATCCGCTTCACCTTTAAGGATGGCACAGAAATCAACGCAGTCGGATAACCGATTGCTCGCCGCCAGACACCCGCCTTCCCGGCGCGCGCTGGCGGCTTTTTTGTTTCACGCAATGTTGATGACCTCCAGCCCCTTCTCCCGGGCATATTCTACTGAATAGACTGTGACTCCAGCTGACTTGTCAGATGCACTGTTTGACTCATAAGAGCAAACGGGTACAAAAATAGCATCCTGTGGCAATATACGCGACAGGATGCTTTTACTGGGCAAAAGTGAAGTCACTTTCAAATGCTTTGTTGGGTTGAAACCAATTGAGACCACTTTCAAATGATACAGGCCGTTGTATCAAAGTCGAGAGGGTTTT